CCGTTAGCCCAGTTATATGATGGGCTGACAGACTGCGAATCGCGTGGAGTTGAGATTGCATCGGTCGTATCATCCAATGCCCAGTTGAATACCGCCGAAATTGCGGCAGTAAGTGAAGTAGACATGATTTATTCCTCCTGTTAGGATTTTTGTGTTAGAAGCCTGTAATCTATGTGATACGTGAAACCGCCGTCAGGGTCTTCTACCAAGTTCTCGGTTTCACGTTTACAACGGATAGTAGACCAACCCGCGATCGATAGGCTGGCAATGTCGAATGACCTCACAAATATGTCCCGAAGTTCCATAGCTTCTGGCCTTGCATCAAACGATTCCTCATCCTGCTTTGACGTAACGAGCATATAGGTCACGTAGGGCAATACCGCCTTCTCAGGTGCTCTGTACGCAAATAAGCCAGCCCGTTCGCTTATCGGCTGGCTCTCGTAGTAGTTCTTTATGGCTTCAAAGAGTTCCGTCATATCTTACTGAACACCACCCTTATCGCCTTAGCGGAGCGGTCAAGTGCCGGTCTTAGCCACGGACGCGCCCTCATTTTCCGAGTACCCAGTTCAAGGTAAAGCCCATATCGAATGTTGGTTCCGACTCGTATGCCGACCCTGTCTTCTAATGGCTCCTGCGCCAACGACTCTTTCAGTGTTCCTGTCTGCACTGCCGGTGATTCACCAGGTGCGGATCGCGTTGTTTGTGGACCCGGACTGCCGGTCTTCGGCTCCATCATTGATCTCTGAGCATCTGATATGATAATCTCTCCACAAGTGGTTAACTTTGCCCTGATAGTCTTCCCCAGATCGCGCTTGAAATCGTCGCCATGCCATTTCATATTAACTGCCATGTCGTAACTCCAATAAATCGATCTGCATGTGATGGCCTGCACTATCACCGCCAACATAAACAACCTGATAGCGAGTGCCGGATGATTCAATCTCATCAACTTCCGTTATATCCGCAGGCGAACAATACATCCTATGCGTTACCGATACGCCCGTCGTGCCAAACATCGCACGTTCACGCCCTGAGAGCGGCGCTATGCGGCACGGTAGGTCGGCCTTAACCGTTACCCACTTCCGCATCTCGCCGCCGATCTTGTCGATACTAGCAGTCAAGCGCAGGATGTTCGCCGTTCGGTTCATGAGTCCTACAAAGCTCACAGCGCCAACCTCTTATAGCTTGCCAGCTCAGCGGAATACTTCTGAGCCAATAATCCCTTCGCCGCTGTGCTGACCTTATAGGAATAATCGCCAAGCCGTTCACTCTCAAGATCGGAGTTAATCTGTGTCGAGTTGAGCAAATCCGATGCAAGCCGAACCGCTATAAATGCCAAATCCTCCGGTATCGTTCCATAACCCGCCCGGTAGTCAACAAAGACATTCTGCGTCCCGGACGGCCATGTGGAATGTGCATATAACAAGCCGGAAGGTGGGTCTATGTTCACGTCGATTGTCTGAGTTTCGTCAGGTGATTCCAACCCTACTTCGCCTGATAATGCACCGGAAAGTCCAATAGGTCTTAAATCCTTTGGTCTTGCTTCACTCACTACTGTAACAATCCATCCATGACCGAGTGCCACAAAAGCAGCTTGCAATAGTGCCAGCGTCGTATAGGTAACCAATGTGAGAGTATCCGTGCCTGCACTTGCGCCGCCAACTACCGTCAGGTTCAAATTGCCAGCAGCCAGCGACACACTTGCGCCAAAAGCGCCGACCGCGCTATTCTGCAATCTCATGCTCTCGAACGAGTTAAGCAATACTCGGCGAAGCGTGATAACAGGATATTGTGGCAACCGAAGCTTACTCTCATCGGAACCGTCAAGCCATTCAGTGTAGTCGGTCGCTTCAAACACTCGATCGCAGTATTTGTTTATAGCAACCGAGGACGCATTGACCATCGCTGTGATCTGTGCATCCGTATAGGCTCCGGCCTTCGCACCGAGGTATAATTTAACATCTGCAAGAGTTGTCAGCATTTGCGTTCCGCTTTCCGCTTACGCTTCTCCAGCTTCTTTTTCTCGCGCTTATCTTTGACAAGATCGTGCTTCAGTTGTTTATCAGAATATTCGCGTTTCATATTATCAACTCGATTAAAATTCCATCACGTCCAACCAAGCCATTTTGACCAGGAGAACCATCAGCTCCACCACCGCCAGTACCGCCAACGCCGCCTAAAGCAATGACCGTTCCGCCCGAAACATCAAATTCGATATTCTCGGATTTAGTATGGTAGATCACGGAGATAATCCCTCCGTCGCCACAATCGCCGCCGCCGCCGCCGCCGCCGGAACCAGTATTGCCTAACGGATCGCCACTACCACCTGCACCGCCAGCGCCGCCTAGTCCACCGAGAGCTTCAATGGTTCCTTCGCCAACCAATTCGTATGCAAAAACGGCAAAGTTACCTCCATTTGCACCACTACCACCAGAGCCGCCGCCGCCGCCGCCCTTCCTTGCAACGCCGTTACCGCCGCCGCCGCCGCCGCCGCCGGAACCACCCTGACCACTGTTACCGCTAAAAACAAGATTCGTAACACGCCATTTGATTAGTGTTATCAAATCATGCACATCACCGTAAGTTGCTTGCAAAGCAGTTCGAGGCCCAGCGGCCCCGGCAGTGCCGCCGCTCCCTCCGGCATTAACGCCTGTCCCGCCATCGCCGCCTGCCATACCGACCTGTCCCGCAACGGCTTCAGGGATAGAGTTGGTTATTGAAATACCCTGTAAGCCGTTAGTACCGTTAGAGCCTGCTCCGATATTGCCTGCACCGCCAACTACACCAATGCGACCAGCAGCAGAAATGGCGCAGGAGCCTGCGGCGGCAGCAGCACCAGCAGTACCGGCGGTTCCTCCAGCGCCGCCTGCTGCCCCGGATTGACCGTCGCCACCGGCTCCTCCATTGCCGCCATTGTGAGAAATCTTGGCTTTGTAAGACCCGGCTTCCAGGAAGATGATCCGCTCGGCGAATATCTTGAAACCTGCCGTATAGATCGTTACATTGCCAGCGCGTGCATCAATGGTCAATGTCTCGAAATGCCAGTCGCGCGCAAGCGTTTGATTGGTCGTATATGTAACATCGCCATCCGTCGGCAGTCCAAACAGGGCATCAATAAGTAAATCACCGGTTGACATTGAATACTATCCCATATCCCTTGTGATAAGCGCGTAGTCGAGTGCACCGGCTACATCGTCCGCACCGGCACTATCCGTAAACAGTAAATAGAGATATGACAACTTGCTTGGGTCTATATCGTCAATATCGGCAACCTTGCCATGTGTTAGCAATCCATCCGCAGTTGGTATGGTAGTGTCGGCTAAACCTGCCGCGTATTCCAATCGCCACCATAAATAACCCGTTTTAGTCGTAACGAGTGCCGCCTGCGTTTTTATAGCACTCACATTGCCTAGAGCTATGGTCAAAACAGTAAACGTATTTAGCAACCGTTCTGCTCCTAGTATCCGTTCAGCGCGTCTACCGTGATTCATAACCCTAACCCATATCCTTCCACAGTAGTGCGTAGTCGAGTAAGCCGCCTGCTTGCGCCACTCCTGCGGCAGTAGTCAGATACAGGTACAAGTAACAGAGTTTGCTTGGGTCAAGATCATCTATGATGGCGACCTCTGTATGTCTTAG